TTATTTAAATAAATCAAAAAGACTAAATGAAGTCTTTTTATATACTTTATTATATGCGGCCTTTTTAGGATTCTTTATCCACCCCATCCCCCTTTTTCCATAGCCGGGGATTAATGCTTTTTTTACCGTTCTTTTTGCTCGTCCGGTGGTCCTGGCCTTGAGCGATTTCATGGGGCTAATTTTGCGCATTCCAAATTTCATGGTAGTACCTCCTTATGAAATAGAATTTTTCATAGTCTAATGCTTGAATAAGAACATGTGTTCTGGTATAATGAATAAGGACATAAGTTTGTGTATATCATTCACTGCTACTGCGGATACTGTCCGTATGGAGGTATACACAAAATGGTTCCTAAATTTAGAATTGAGTATCACCTGTACCAGTTCCGGGCCAAAGCGGGTCTTACAGACCGTGGTCTTGCGGAACTATCTGGGGTGAGTAAAACCCAAATTAATCAAATTGAAGATGGCAAGGCCAATCCCACGATACACACCATATGCCTCCTTTCCCTTGCATTGGGTGTTACACCAGCCGACCTGTTTTCAATCCGCATAACCCCCTAAACGGGGGTACATAATAGACACTTGTCAATATTTGTCCGTTATACCGGACAAATGTGGAAACAGCAGATAAAAAAGAAAATTACTGCGTACTTATTGTATAAGATAGTCAATAATATGACTATGGGAAAGGATGGTACATACATATGAGTAATCAAGAATACTGGAATGCTATTGCTGAAAAGGCTAAGGAAATTGATAACAATGCCTTACTTAGAAGAATTTACCTTTTTATCCTTGCCCTACAAGGAGGCACCCGTTGAGGTGCCTTTGTCATTTTATTCCTAGCCATGCTTTCATGAAATTTTCTAAAATTTTCAATTTCTCTGGGTCCGTTTCTGCTAATAAGTTTATGCCATTTCTTATAAATTCATTTTCAGTTGTGCTCAGTTTTCCTAAATTCAAAGAAAAGCGGTCATCATCTGAAACTTTGGTAAACATATTATCGTCTCCGCCCTCGCCTGTACGAAGCCAAATTTCATTTATACCAAATTCACGGCAGATGGACACTACTATTGCATTAGTTGGTTCTCTGCGTCCTGTTTCATAACTTGCAATGCTATTTCTTGCGAGACCTAATTTTTTAGAAAAATCATCCTGTGTCATATCAAGTTGTCTGCGCAATTTTTTTATTCTATCTTTTATTTCTTCCAAAATTTTCACCTCTTTTCGTTGATTTAATCATATCAAAAAAAAGTCTCGTTGTCAACAAAAAAGTTCTTGACAAAAGTCTGTAAGAGACATATAATTGTCTCGTAGTACAAAATAAGAAAAACGAGGTGAAAGAAGATGATACCTAATATGACAGATTTTTCAGATTGCTCATCACATATTGAGATAAGAGCAAATGGTTGCCATGCAACAATTACTATCAATGGACATGAGTTAAAAGGGGTTAGAGCATATGAATTAACTCATACAGCAGATGGATTGCCTGTGTTGAAACTGGATTTAAATGCTTTGGATATTACATTTGACGCAAATTATATTCGCTATCTGAGTATAAATGGACAGGAACTGGATATTCGGTATAAACACAAAGAGAGTGCCAATTCAGACAGCACTCCCAACTGTAATTAACGATTTTCTGGAAACTTTGCCAAGAGAGGACACGGAGACTGGTCGCATTCGTTAAAACCTGCGTATTTGCATTCACAAAGAATTCTCACATTACCATCATAACGTACAAGTACGCTATATTCTTTGTTTTGCTTTGGGCAAAAGCCAGAAGAAATGATTTCTTCAATCATAGTTTTTGGTAACTCCTTTCTAAAGTATTCCAGATGGCAGTCTGGTAATTACAGTATAGGATAAGGGAGAAGAAAAAACAAGAAAGCGAGGTGAGAAACTATGCAGGACATCAACTCTATCCAATTAACGGATGACACATTAAAAAATATCCTTATTATGGCTCCCATGCTGGATGAAGCTGGTCAAAATAAGGTGTTTGGCCTGATGTGTGGCTTAATTCCTAGTGTGACCAAGAGTGGTACTGACATTAAGGATAGAAAGACGAGTTAATTTCGGAATATTGGCAAGTGAATAGGAGGATGTGAGAGGGATGTGTATTTTTGTGAGAGGTTATCCAATAGTAACACCAGCCAGAAATAGTACCAAGCGTGCCAATAAGTGATAGAGCAAAAGTTAAATTTTCTTTTGTTAATTCCATAATAATATTTTCTTCACTGGAAAAAGACAAGGCGGACAACACAAGAAGTACAACCGTAACAGCATACAATCAACCAGAGAGGGGTGGTGATATGGCAAACGTAATCATAACAACCTATGACGGGAAAGTCTATACGAACCCGGAGGACATTAAGGTAGAAAGAAACGAGAATACGGAAATGTTCTACAGGTTCTTGGAACAGTTCCGTGATGAAAGAATTCAAAAGCAG